TCAGATGATTTTAGTGATTTCTGAAATGGAGAGGTTTTTCTGCAACCATTCTTCGATATGCTCCATATTATATTCGGAGGTAATGATTGCCGTATTCTCGCCGATTTGGGTAAACCGACTGCTTTCAAAGCTATCTATCCACTCTTTGAGATTGACTGCACCCCGTGTGCTGTATTCCTGTGCAAACATTCGGTCAATCTCGGCAATATCTTGTGCGAACCTTACCCGAATGGTATTATAACCCTCGTCGATGATTTTAAGGTGGTGGAGCGATCCGAAGTCGTCATGCAGACGGGCGAACGCCCAACCTGTTTCATACAGGGAGTTACCCCATTGGTGGGGAGTATCGTATCGTACAAGTACCTCTGCGGTGTGTTCTCCTATATTGGTATTTTCGATTGTTCCTGTTACCATCAGTCCTGTGAAGATGCACTTGCACCGCTTACCTATGAGTTCCTTGTTTACTTCACTTGCTTTCATATTCTGCCCGTTTTTAGATTAATACTGCTGTGGTTTTATCCCTGTTCGCCCAAAATGCGCCGTCAGCGAAATAGGCATATCTGTTGTACCAACTGGCTCTACGCCTTATAAATGCCATTGGAGGCGGTTGTATCTCTATCGAAGTGGTAGAAATGTTATGCCCGATTGTGATAATTAACTCACAATTACGCCATATCTCAAAATGGGTACGGAAACCATGTTTGCCCTCCACAAGTTCCAACGCTGTGTTTACGGCATCCTGCACCTCGCTGTCCCATTGGCTGACAGGTTTTACTTTCTCGTCTGAATATCCTTTATAGATGATTTTCATGTTATTTTGGGGGTTGTGGGCGGGTTTCCCCGCCCCGATTAATTAGCGATAAATGTCTTTGCGGAGTGATTGAGGGTCTGTAACCTTTAAGTTGTCATTTATCAAAAACCGTCTGCCACACTCGCAAGTAATAAGCGTTTCAGTAATGCGTGTGATAGTTCGGGTAACTTCTTCATGGCTGATATACGGTTTCCCGTTCATATAGCCGTTTTCAATATCACCCGAAAGGTGGTATCTTTTCCCGATTTCAATTTCTTCTACTTTCATTTTCATATCGTTGTAATGTATATGATTTATAACTCGTTATTCAATAACCTGTCTTCTATATCGTCATAGATGCAGTTGAAACGGTCTTGGTATTCCTCGAAGAATGAGCCGTTTTCGTCGCACATATCTTCACGGTCTTTGCCGTATTCCCGTTCCAACTGCAAGTCCGCCAATTCGCTGATAATCTCCATTAAAAGGGAATGGGTATCGTCTTCATCGAGCGTTATTATGCCTTTTCGGTGTTTCCAATACTGGTGAAGATTGTCTTTGTCGGATTGCTGAACCTTACCCCAAAAGGTGCGGTAATGGTAATCGGTCGCCGTTTGGGGGTCGATACCCGAAATGATTGCTTTCGTTTCTGCGGTCATATACTCCCACCATTGGTCGGCATCCTTGTACCATTGGTACGGATTGTCCTGTATCCGATTGCCCTTTAGAGCATAGATGTTCTTCGTATGCAGGTAGCACCCTGCGTTCCTGCGCCAGCATATCCGCAACCAATCCTCGTTGCCTGTACCCTCTAACACTCTGTATTTCTCAAGGGCATCTTCCACACCCGAAACATAGATTACTTTTCTGCCGTTGTTAAGGGCGTTTGCCAAAGTATAAGCGTACAAATCGGCATCGCTGTGATGTAGGAAGTTTGTTCCCCTTACGGTAAAACCGCTGTCTGTCTTTACTATTCTGCACCTTTTCATATCGTTGTAATTTATTGTGAATGATTATTTACTATGCTGCCAACCGCTGTTCGATGAGTGGCATGTTCTGTTCTACAAGGTTGATTATCTGCGTGTGGTGCGCTGTATTCTTGTTACATACGCCCCTCGATTGAATTACTTTGAGTTTGGAGATAGATACCTCTACCGTTTCGATGCGTTTGCCGTCAATGGTTGCCGACAGGATAAGGGAGTCTTCTTTGGAATGGTAGCTCCCTACACAGTGGTGCATGATTTTTCCCTCTGCCACAATGTCTGAAACGCTTTCGAGTACCCGAACGCTGATACGCCCATCGGAAAATATAAGTCCAAAAAACTTGGCTTTAATCGCCCTAAATTCCGCTTCCTTTTCAAGTTGTTTTTCCAACTCCGCTTCGGCATCGGCTTTGGCTTTCTTCAGCATATAGCGGTCATGCTCGGCTTTGAGGTCGGCAGGGCATACATAACAGGCGTTATACAGGTCTTTCCCGAAAAAGCGGAGATTGTCTATATAGTCGCACCAAAGGGTAGCATCTTTGATTTTGTAGCCGTTGCGGATGCAGATACGGACGGACTGCCAATACTTGTCGATATTTTTCCAACCGCTGTCCATGATACGCTTTAATAGCTTTGTATTGCCTGTTTTCACCAGCGTTTCGGCTTTTGGGTCGGTCAGCAGGGTACGGAACAGGTCTAACGGTTTCTGTCCGTAACGAGCCTTTTTATAGCCTGTACGCCTGATTTCGGGGATTAGCTTCTGTCGGGGATAGACAACACCTGTGAAGATGCGGTCATATACACACTCTGAATACGGATTGCTCTTTTCCGTGCGGAGTTCCAAATCGGAGTGAAATATCCACGCATCATAATACATTGTCCCCATTGTCTGACGGAGTTTGGCGAATGTGCAATGTTTCCCGTTCGGAGCAATCCACCGTTGCATAACCTCTGAGTAGTCGTATTTGGGTGTTTCTCCGACCTTTACCGAACAGAACAGCATTACAGAGCGCAATATCTGATAACCTGCATGGGCGGTTACGACTGTCATGTAGTAACGACTGCTGAATGTCCGTTTCTTGGTGGTTTCTACCGTTAATTTGGTATTGCAGTTCGGGCAATGGCAATCGGTAAGGGTTTCCACCAAATACCCTGCGCCCTGCCACGAATGACCACATTTAGTACAGGTTATTACCCCTTTATTGGTGCGGTGTCCGATATGGTCTATGCCGTTTTCATATCCCCACTGTACCTGCTCCTTTGTGAGTTTCGGCAGGGTCTTACTCGCTTCTACTACCTGTGCTTGGAATTTATTCTGCGGTTTCATGGCTCAAAAATTGAATAGGTTGGGTGCATTATTGCTTTCGGTCGGCTTGGCTTTCGGCTTGGCATTACCCTGTTTCATCTTGGCGTATGCCTCGTCCTGCACTTTCTGAATGGCTCTCTGCCGTGCTTCCGCCCTCTCTTCATCGGTCAGAATGATTGTATGGTTTACCACCACATTACAGTTGATAGGCTTGCCTACCTCAATACTATCCTCGTCCCAGTAATGAAGGGCAAGGCTGTAAATTTCCTCATCGGTGTAACCTGCTATTCCGCTCTGCCTGACGTAATTGAGTATATAGGTTATGCACTCGTCCATGTTCTTGTTCGGCTTGGCATATACGGGGGCAAACAGTTCATCGGTCTGCGCTCTCTGCTCCAAATAGCGTTGAATGGTCGCTTTGAAATAATCGGTTGCTTTATTATCTGCTTTCATTTTTTTAGGTGTTGTGGGGCAGAATAGGCTCTGCTCCTTGTTAATACTTAATCCAATCCGAAATAATAGGCTAAGCGTTGCTCCTGTGATTTTGGAAAAATCCACCCTGCTAACCTCTTACCGTTGAATGTCAGATGGTTGTTAAATCGTCCGCCCATTGCTTTGAGTTCGTCTTTAATGGCTCTCGTTTCTCCGAATACCGCTACCGCTTTGGCTGAATACTCTACCATTGTGCAACCGTCTTTGCTTTCCCCTGTCGGTGCTGTCGGCTTGCTTGGTGGCGTTGCGTTCGGCTTGCCGACACGGATGTTATCTTCGTTTCCTGCGGTATAGGCAAAATCTTCAATCGTGCGTTCACGGTTATATACAGGCTCTTTTTCGATTATCCAACCGCTGTACTTGCTTTTGCCCAAATAGTAGCCGTCGCCCATGCTGTATTTCTCACGGTGTTCGTAGTCCTCGTTAGGCTCGGCTAAATAGGCGGTTTCCTCAAAGTTGGATGCGTGTTTGCGCATTTCGGAAAAGATGTCCCTTTTGTGCTTTGAAAAGCCTAATATTACCGTGCGCTGTACGCTACTTGCATAATAATCGGTCATTCGGTCGCTGTCGTCCTGTTTGAGCCTTGCTACTATAACCGCCTGTGCTTCTTCGGGTAGTATCTCGGTAAAGCGTTTGCGCCCGATTTCCTTAACCTGTTCTACTCTGATTTTCTCCTGCTCGGCTTCGTCCGCTTCGGCTTTCTTCTGCTGTTGTGCCTCTTGAAGAAGTATCGCCACCTCGAAACTGTCCATAAATTGAGGGTTCTCGCTGTCATAGTAATAACCAATCCCGAATTTTTCTTTCAATGGTCGGATAATGTCAGCTGTCTGAAAGTCTTTTGTCCGCAGGTTAATCAACTTGTAAGCAATGCCCCAATCGTTTTTGCGGATTTCGTACACTACATACTTGTCATAGCTGTAACCCTCCATTTGGATTACCTGATTGACTTCTACCACTTGTTTGGCTCGGTCTATCTCCTTGTTTGCTCCTAATAAAAATACTTTGCTCATAACTGTCGGGATTAAAAAATGTAAGTGAAAATGAACCATATAAAGCCTATCAGAGTGATGAGAGAGAATAGGCAGGATACGATACCTTTGAGGATATTCCACGCTAAACCAGCCCCTAACACCACCCAAATGAAGTCCACACCCCACAGGTAAAACCCTGCTACGGTCGCTGCTATCTTTACCACCAATTTTATGCTGGTAGGAAGGTTGATAGATTCCTGTTTCCTATTTATTTTTTCTATTGTTCTCATAACGTCTGACTTTTTTTTTATGCCGTTACGGAGCCGGTATGATGAGTTCTGTTTCAGAAGCTATAAAAAGGTAGGCGTTAGCACACGCAAGATTTTTGCGAATAAATACGCAACGTCCGTCAGGATGTCGGAAGATTTTTCGCAAAACCGTCCTGCGGCTTGAACTTGCGGGGGCGTGAACGCCGGAAATACCTTTGCTGCTGACAACAGAACCATCAATTAAAACCGGCTCGTGCAAGGCATATAAAAATGAGGAAGACGTTATACCGGGAGAACGGTAGAAAAAACTATGTCAGTGATTGGTTATTATGGAAAACAATCACTGCAATCGCCGGAATCGGGAGGTGATTGACTGACTTTGGATGCCACTTTGTTTTAGTTGGCGGCCACTCTATGCCATAGAAAAATAGGGCGGTAGATAGATAAATGAATTTATCTACTTTTGTTTTTCCGGGAATACAAAACATAATTACATGGAGATAATCAGCATGAATATAAAGGTCTTCAACGCTTTTGCCAGGCGTGTGGAGGATATTGAGGAAAAGGCGGAACGGTTATACCGCCGCCAGGCGGATTTGGGGCTGAAAGATTGGTTGGACAATCAGGACGTTTGCGAGATATTGGATATAACCAAACGTACCCTGCAAAGCTACCGGGAAAAAGGGCTGTTGCCTTATGCCCGCATAGAGCATAAGATACGTTACAAGCCGGAAGATGTGCAGAAGCTATTGCAATCTTCGGCGCATCAACCGAATAAATTGTAAGCCATGAATAATTTGATAGAAAAAAGCGATCCGCGCATGGCTGACCTTTTCCGGCGATTGGAGAAGGCAAATGCCCTGATTGACAAACTGGAAGCGCCTTCCCGTCGTTCCTTTAACGGGCAGCGGTTCGTTACCGACCGCGAGCTTTCGGAGCGATTGAGGGTAAGCCGCCGTACATTGCAGGAATACCGTTCGGCGGGGACGATTCCCTATTACCTGATTTGCGGTAAGATTCTCTATAACGAGAATGAGATACAGCAATTTCTGGATGATTCCCGACAGCGGAGCATCTGCCAACAGGAATTGATATAAACAAGAAACGACCCGATTTTACGGGTCGTTTCTTGTTTACGGCATATCGCAATCAGTTGAGCATAATGTCCATGCCGGGGATTTTCCAAAGTATTGCAGGAGTTGCAGGATTTAATGCACGGGAAGTAATCCACCTGCGGAAATGTTGCGCCTGCCGGGATTTGAGACGGAAAGCCAACGCCGTTATCATTTCCAGATTATAGAGTACCGATATGCCGGTTTTCGTTTCCTTATGGCGGCAAACTTCATCCTCCTGCAATATCCCGCTTTTCAGTATGGAACGGATATTACTGTTTATAGCCGGTACGAACACGCCGAAAATATCGGCGATTGCATGCTGGGTAAGCCAAACGCCACCCGCTGCCGGACGGATAGTTACCCGTCCCTCTTCTATTGTGATTGGTGCAGTATTCATTCTATGGGTTGTTTGATGGTTGAACATTATTTTTTGCTTTTCTCGTTTTCGGGTAACGGATGGCCGCCCTAAGCGATTCGTCTTCGTGCAAAACGACATTATCCGATTGGGATGCCGTGCGCGAGCGGAGCCGTTTCATATCTTCATCGACTTTCCTGTCGGTTACTTTGGCGTATATCTGCGTGGTGGAGATATTCTTATGCCCCATCATCCGGCTGACCGTTTCGATGGGAACACCCTGAGAGAGCGTAATATGCGTCCCGAAATTATGCCTTGCCCGATGGAACGAGATATGCCCGATACCGCAACTTTTTGCGATTTCTTTCAGAAGCATCCCCATATAACTCCGGTCATAAACTTTGAATATACGTTTGCCGGTTCTCTCGGAGCGATATTTTTCCATGATTTGCAAAGGTATTTCCATCAGGCGGACATGGCTGTCCGTCCCGGTCTTCTGCCTTTTGATATGAATCCAGAGGCTGCCGTCTGCGGCTTGTTCTATATGTTCGTCCGACAGGTTTGTAAGGTCGGCATGGCACAACCCGGTAAAGGTTGAAAATACGAACATATCACGGGCGCGACATAAGTTAGGCCTGTCGGGTTGGTACTGCATCAGCTTCTCCAAATCTTCCAGTTTCAGATGGCGGCTCTTTAGCGGGGGCAATTCGGGGTGCAGTTTCATATAGGGGTCGCGCCGGAGCGTCCCCTGGTTGAAAGCCCGCCGGGTTATTTTTTTGAGATTATATAAATGTTGATGCACCGTTTTCTGCTGCAAGCTCCTGTCTGTCCTTAAAAAGAGGTCGTAACTTTCGTAAAAATGGAGGTTAAGGCTGCGGAGCGTTACATCATCGGTATCATATTTCTTTTTGATGAACGCCAAAAGGTGGTTGTAGGACACTTTATAAAGGTCGTGTGCCTCTTTTTTGCGATCCACGCCAACCCGTTTTTTAAACTCGTCGTTATGTTCTTCAAAGAGTTTCATCAGCGTGAGCGGTTTCTGCGCAACACCTTTCAGGGCGTTCTTGACGAGTTCAGCCGTAACAAACCCCAGACTCTCCTTTATTTCCTTATGATGTTTTCTAATGCGTTCGGTGAGCAGGTCGATAGCCTGATTTACTTGGAGTGCATTCCGGCTGCGCCCTGCGGCACGGCCTGTCGATGAATCCCAAAGTGACGGATCGACGGATACTTTCGTTCCCACCTGCTGGGATTCGGCATCAATACTTATGTTGCACAATAGCTGGCACATGCCGTCCTTACGGATTTTAGTGCGGTTGATATAGAATAAAATCGCAAACGTGCTGCGCCTTTTCTCTTTCCTGTTTTCTTTATTTCCTGTATCCATGATTGAAATATATTAAAGTGATTAAATAGCAAATTTGAATTTCCCCGCTATACGTTTTTCCAACGCTTTCATGTCTTCGTCAATCTTATCGTTGGTGATTTTCGCATAAATCTGTGTCGTCGAAATCTGGCTGTGTCCGAGCATACGGCTTACCGTTTCGATGGGAACGCCCTGCGAGAGCGTAATTTCGGTCGCGTAGGTGTGCCTTCCTGAGTGCCAGGTTACCCGTCTTGTGATACCGCATATACGGACTATCTGCTTCAACTCCCTGTTCAGTTCCCCATTGGGGTACATCGGCAGCAACCGTCCGCCGGATGCCTTTCCACGGTAGCGTTCAAGGATTTGCAGGGGGAGTTCGAGCAGGGGAATTTCATAGTCCATTCCGGTTTTCTCGCGGAATGTTTTTATCCAGACTACATTATCTTCGCTGGTTGAAATATCCTCATCCGATAATTTGCACATATCGCAGTACGGGATGCCGGTATAGCACGAAAAGAGAAATAAATCACGGATAAGGTAATGCTTCGGCTTGGTAAGCGGCGTTGTCATCAGCTTGTCCAGTTCCTCGCGGGTAAGGTATTTTTGCCGGCGTTCAGGGCGTTCCGGCTCATAACCCGCAAAAGGGTTTTTGGTGATGATTCCCTCGGTTATGGCCTCTCCGATAATAGTGCCCAGCCGGGTGGCATATATCACAATCGTTCCCGGAGCAAGGCGACGGTCTACCTTTAGATAGAGGTCGAATTTGTCCATAAACGACCTGTCCAATGCGGAGAATGGAATATCTGAAAGTTTGTATTTCTCTTTCAGAAACTTTGTCAGGTGGTTAAGTGCCTGCCAATAGCCTTTCTCCGCGCCTGGCTTGCGGTTCACTCCGATGCGCTTGTCAAAATTCTCGTTGTGGGTGCGGAAATAGGATAATAAGGTTTCCTGCCCGGATGCCATGCCCAGCAGGAGGTTCTTTACATCTTCGGCTGTAACATTCTCCCTTACTGCCGACAGTTCCCGGTAGTGTGAGAGGGCGGATGCACGGATTTCGTCCAACTGCCGGTTGATTTCGTTTGCCGTATGGCTTTTTCCTTTGGCACGTCCCGAAGACCATAAGTCCGCCGGAACGGTCATTTTTGCACTAAAGACGGTTTCGGAGAATTGCCCGATGGAAAGTCTTGCCATTACAGGGCTTTTGCCGTCTTTTTTCGTTTCATTTCTTTTCAGGTAAAATGACACCTTTACTTCCTTTGTCAT